GACATGTGATTATAATTTTATGTCTCTAATAAAAGAGATGTTACTAGCAGACAAACCAGAAAAAGATTGGTTCACAAACGGAGGTGAGTTACCTAATGGTTGTTGAAATTAACTGGCCTTTAGCCCATGATACTTGGGATAATAAAGAACGAGATGCAATGAATGAAGTTATTGCTTCTGGTAGATTTACTTTCGGAGAAAAAGTAAAAAAGTTTGAGGATGAATTTTGTGAGTACTTTGGATTTCCCTACGCTGTCCAGGTTAACAGTGGCGGCAGCGCTAACCTTTTAATGGTGGCTGTTGCTGTTGAAAGAGGGTGGATATCTAGAGGAGATAAAGTTATTGTTCCTGCCATTGGTTGGAGTACATCTTATTTTCCATTTATTCAGTACGGCATTGACTTAGTTTTTGTAGATGTTGATAAAGATACTTGGAATATTAATGTAGATCAGATCGAGGACAACATAAAGGACGATGTAAAGGGTATCCTTGCTATCAATATTTTAGGTAATCCTTGTGACTTTCAAAAACTTAACTCTCTGTGTGATCAATATGATTTAATATTGTTTGAAGACAACTGTGAATCTATGGGTGCGAAACAAGGAGATACTAACTGTGGGGGATTTGGTGACATAGGTACGTTTAGTACATTCTTCAGTCACCACATACAAACTATGGAAGGGGGTATGGTTGTCTGTAATGATCCTGAGACATACAACACGTTGCTCAGTCTTAGGTCACATGGGTGGACAAGAGGTACGAAGTACTACACAAACAATCCTTTTGAGTTTGTCACTCTAGGATACAACGTGCGGCCAGGAGAATTAAACGGTGCTTTAGGTTCTGTCCAGTTAAAAAAGCTAGAGGATATGAACAACCAAAGAATTAAAAACGCGGATACATTTGTAAAGTATTTTGGTAACAAAGACTATTGTAGGATACAGAAGGTAGAAGAGAATAGTATCTCTTCATGGTTTGGTTTTGGAATTGTGTTCGAGAAGAACGCATTTAGAGAAAGAACAAAACAAATTCTTGAAAATTATTCTATTGATAGCAGACCTATATGCACGGGTAACTTTTTCAAACAACCAGTTTGTGAAAAGTATTCTGCTAATATGGAAAGAGGTTCGTCACTAGTGGTGGCTACTAATATTGATGACAATGGTTTATTCTTAGGAAATAATCCTATGGATTTAGAGCCAGCTATAAAAAGCCTTAGTGAAGTTTTAGACCGTGAATTTAGTGAACAAAGTATTTTAAATTCAGGAGCATTCTAAATGACAAAAACTATAGATACTATTGTTGAAGATATATACAACATCTTTGAGTGTGATGAAGAGGTAAAGGTAAGCAAAGAAGACTTGGATGAATTAGCAAAAGGTATACTTGATGCAGTTACCGGCTCTCTTAAAGAAAGAGAAAGATCGAAAGGCCATCTAAGGCTATCTCTTATTGGTCATCCTGACAGAAAGATTTGGTACACTGTTAGAGATGGTGACAAGATTGGTAAGGAAAAGTTAACGGGGCAAGACAAAATAAAGTTCTTGTATGGTCATATCCTAGAGTGTCTTCTTATCTTTCTCTCTCGTACTGCCGGTCATACAGTTACTGATGAACAGAAGACTGTTACTGTTAATGGTGTGGTCGGTCATCAAGATGCCGTAGTTGATGATGTCCTTGTTGATTTCAAGAGTGCATCAAGTTATGGGTTTAAGAAATTTAAAGAAAATACAATTCATTCGGATGATCCATTTGGTTATATAGCTCAGATATCTGCTTATGCTCAAGCAAATAACTTAGATAAGGCTGGCTTTGTAGTTATAGATAAATCATCAGGTGAACTTTGTTATTGTCCTGTTCATTCTATGGAGATGATAAATGCAGAAGAAAGGATTGAGTCTCTTAGAAGAACTGTTAAGTCTGATGTGCCTCCCCCTCGCTGTTATAGTGATATTCCTGACGGTAAGTCTGGCAACCACAAGCTTCATATTGGCTGCGTCTATTGTTCTTTTAAGCATGTTTGTTGGTCTGATGCTAACGGCGGCGCGGGTCTTAAAAAATTCAATTACTCTACTGGTCCGAGGTACTTAACTAGGGTAGACCGTACTCCTAATGTAGAGGAAATACATGAAGAGATTTAGATCAAAGTCCGAAAAGAAAGCAAATGATTTTTTAAAGGAGAAAAAAGTTTCGTTTGAATTTGAACCTTACTATGTTAAATATATGTGGATTGAAGATAAAAAGTATCTGCCTGATTTTGTCCTAGACAACGGAATTATTTTAGAAGTTAAAGGCAGGTTTACTTTAGCCGATAGAAAGAAGCATCTCTTTCTTAGGAAGAGTAATCCAGATTTAGATGTTAGGTTTGTATTCGACAACCCTAATACTAAGCTTTACAAAGGGGCTAAATCAACCTATGCTAACTGGTGTAGCAAGCAGGATTTTTTATTTTGTAAACTATCTGATGGTATTCCTGAATGGTGGACAAGTGGAAAAAAAAGAAACGAAAATTCTTCTAGAGATAGAAGAAGTAATAAAAAAAAGAAAGGCTGATCCAGAACAGCTTCTGTTTATGAGTGTTATATTGCAAGCTATGCTTGACGCCACTAAACCGATGACACCAAAGGAATCAGATGAAGCTGTAGCAGCCAGAGAGACATCTATGTCTTGGTTCTTCTGCTCTGTGGGGGTGACTGTAGATGATTTCATGACTGTCTGTGACATAGCGGACCTTGATCCTGACTATGTGCGATCATTCGCTTATAAAGTCCTGCGGTCAAAAGAGATTGACTTTGTTAGGAAAAGAATAAACACTGTCTTAACTTTTAATTAGGAAAAGACTTATGTACCAGTTTGATGAAGAACATTATTTAGAAGAGATACAGCACTACATTGACGATACTTACAGCCAACACTATGCTCAAGGTAAATACCAAGCCACAGATGTGATTTTAGATGCAGGGTACGGAGAAGGTTTCTGTCTAGGTAACATACTGAAATACTGTAAGAGGTACGGGAAAAAGGAAGGTAAGAATAGAAAAGATTTGTTAAAGGTAATTCACTATGCAATAATTATGCTCCACATCCATGACCAGAAAGAGGAAGGACGCTAATATATGGCACAGTTTCGCTCAAATGAAAATCCTATGTTCCGCTCTAAATTTAGTGAAGATATCTTTAAACACAAATACGCACATACTGGATGTGAAACGTGGTCAAGTTTAGCCAGCGTTCTAGTGGAGGATGTCTGTCAGGATAAGATGAGCAAAGAAGATAAGACTACTCTTTCTAATTACATCACAGAGTTAAAGTTTATTCCTGGCGGTAGATATTTATATTACGCTGGACGTCTTAATAAATTTTTCAATAATTGTTACTTGCTCTGCGCTGAAGAAGATACAAGAGAAGATTGGGCTAACCTATCTTGGAAAGCCGAGTCGTGCCTTATGACGGGCGGTGGAATAGGTGTGGACTATTCCATATACAGAGAAGAAGGACGCCTACTTGCTGGCACTGGAGGCTTGTCCTCTGGACCTATACCTAAGATGCAGATGCTGAACGAGATAGGCCGTCGAGTTATGCAGGGCGGTAGTAGGCGTTCAGCGATTTACGCTAGTCTTAATTGGAAACATGCTGATGTAAGTAAATTTTTAGAATGTAAGAACTGGTATGAAACGCCAGTAGGAAACACAGGTTTTTCTCTTGGTCAGCTTAAAGAACAAGATTTTAATTTCCCTGCTCCCTTAGACATGACAAACATAAGTGTTAATTATGATACTGATTGGTTGTTAAACTATTGGAATACCGGAGATGTAGGAGAAATATTTAAAAAGAATGTTGCTCAAGCATTAAAGACTGCTGAACCAGGATTTAGTTTCAACTTCTTTGAGAAAGAAAACGAAACATTACGCAATGCCTGTACTGAAGTTACTGCTAATAATTGCTTTGCGGCTGACGGTGGTGACGATAGTGATGTTTGTAATCTTGGTTCTTTAAACCTGGGCCGGATAGAAACATTACAAGAACTAAACGATATCACTGAACTAGCAACTAAGTTTTTATTGTGCGGAACTCTAAGAGCGAAGCTGCCTTACGATAAGGTCTATAAAGTAAGAGATAAAAATCGTAGGCTTGGCCTTGGTTTAATGGGTATCCATGAGTGGCTTATTAAACGAGGTTACAAATATGAGGTGACAGAAGAACTTCATCAGTGGCTCTCGGTCTATAAAGGCAAGAGTGGTTCAGTATCTAAAGAGACTGCGGATAAGTTCAACATCAGCCGTCCTGTAGCTAACCGTGCTATCGCTCCTACTGGATCAATAGGCATATTGGCTGGCACAAGTACAGGCGTAGAACCTATATTTGCTGTATCTTACAAGCGCAGATATTTGAAAGGTGGTACACGTTGGCACTATCAGTATGTAGTAGATAGCGCAGCACAAGAACTTATTAATTTATACGGTATTGATCCTAGCAATATTGAGTCTGCTTTAGATTTAGCAGACGACTATAAGCGCAGGATAAAGTTCCAAGCTGATGTGCAGGACTACGTTGATATGTCCATCTCCTCAACCATTAACCTACCAGCGTGGGGCAGTAAACTTAACAACGAGGATACAGTGGATGATTTTACAAATACTCTCGCGTCTTACGCTTCTAGGCTTAGGGGTTTTACCGTTTATCCTGATGCTTCTAGAGGTGGTCAACCTTTAACCTCTGTCCCTTATTCTGAGGCTGTTGATAAACTAGGAGAAGAGTTTGAAGAAGGTGTAGAAACACATGATATCTGCGACATTACAGGTCATGGGGGTAGTTGTGGGGTATAAATGTTAACTCACTATTGCTTCAAAGACGTTCTACCAAAGGAATTTTGTGATGGTATGCTTAGTGTTGCAAGAGAACTAGATTCCAAAGAGGCAGAAGTTTTTAAAGAAGGTGACGATGTAGTATTGTCAGAGATAAGAAACAACAGAGTTGCTTGGTTAGCTAATGACGAGTTGTCGGAGATATTAGAATTATATGTAGACATAGCTAATGAAAGAGCG